TTATATTCTGGTTGAGTTCCATTACCTTTTACAGCACCACCGTGCATATAATTCATACGTCCACCCATACCTTTCTTTTTTCTTTTGTCGTCACCATACATACCACCACCGTGACCCATTTCTTTTCTCATCATGCCACCGTGACCCATTTCTTTTCTCATCATTCCGCCACCTAACATTTTTTCACGTCTAGCAGCTTTATTTCCCATATCATTTTTATAATCGCCTTTTTTCATCATTTTATTTTTCCTTAAATTTTTAAAAAAATGGAAGGCTCCGAAGAGCCTCCCTAGTTAGTCTTAGTCAATTCCGTAGAATGCACCTACAAGAGCTTCACTTCTTAGTACTTTCGCACCGTATACATGAAGTCCTCTAACAATATCACCAAAAGATGATGGGTCTCTCAACACTTCAGTTGAAAGAATTGTATTTGCAGTTGCAACAGCTGAGATGTGACCAGCCATACATTTACCAGCAGCATTAGATGTGCTTGCAATGTTATTAGACTTGTACATATCAAATCCACGCAATTTACCGCTTGATACTAAGCCATTTCTAATTGAGCCTTGACCTGCGTTGAAGTCTACAGACAACAATTTAGAAGATGCTTGACCCAGAACTTCGTAGAAATCAGGACTTGCAACAAACCATCTACCTTCTTCAGGTACATTTTGTTCGTCTAAAAGTCTTGACATTCTAGCCATAACGTCTAGTGGGTCATGTTCATTTGTTCCAAAACCTATATCTAAGTTACCAGTACCATCAAATGTTCCAGCCGCTAGGTCAGTAGCGTTGTCACTACCTAACACATGGTCAGGTGAAGATGATGATATACCAGAGAACATAGTTGCGATAACAGCAGCATCGTATGAATCTTTAAGAGCATACGCAGCAGAACTTGAAGCTACTTCTTTGAAGTTGACGTGTGACATATTAGTTTCAATATCATCTACGATGAATTTGAAAGCTTTAGCACTATCAACAACAAGAGTTAATTCTTCGTCTGTTAGCTTAGTTGCAGTTGTATCGCTACCTCTTGTGTAATCAGACACAGAGATAACAGGTTCTTTAATAATCTTAACTGAGTCTCCGTAAGCAGATATCTCACCGGCATAGTCGGTGTTTGTAATAGCTTCTACTACCGAGGCTTTCCTAAAGAAGTTTAAAACCTTTTTAGAATAAACGGAAGGTAGGAAGAAACTATTAGCCTGTCCACTAACGGAGTTAGCAAAGTTAGCATTAGTATCGGTACTTGGTTCAAAATATTGAGCCATGATACTTCTCCTTTTTTAGTTTAATAGTTATTTTACGATTCTACCATTTTGCATTGCATCTGATATTTCCTTTTCGTATTTATCAAATTCAGCAACACTCATAGCAGCAATCTCCCTTTCGGACCAAACTTTTTCCTGCTTGGGTTCAACTGTTGTTGTTTTAGTTGACACCATATCAGCAGCATTTCCTTTAGTCCTAGATGATGACTTTGTCTTTTTTTCAGGTATACCAATACCCATATCTCGTTTAAATAAATCTAATGCACGAGAAGCTAAATCGGCATCATTAGCATTTGCATAAATCCATTTTTTAATAGATTCAGGCTGCTCTTTAGCCCAAGAATGAAACTCATCACTATTTTTAATTTCTTCAAAATCTGGATGTTTTTCATTTAACCTTTGTTCTGCATCTCTTCGTATCATCTGTTGCTCTCTTTCTTGGAGTTTACCAAGGCGTTCTTCTAGAACTTTTGCTTTGGACTCACTTTGTAGATGAGCTACAGTTTCTACAACTTCATACACATCAGGATAGTTCTTCTTAAATTCTTCAAGTTCTTCTGGAGACTTTGGAGTTACATACTCAGTTCTATTTTTAGTAGCTTCGTTTATTAACTCTTCTTCTCTGACTTTAAACTCATTAAGTTTTATATCATAATGTTTTTTTAAATCATCATATCTTTTTTTGTAGTTTGGTCGTTTGTAAGGTTTATCCTCTTCAACTTCCAATGCTTCTCTATTAACATTGTCTTCTGCCTCGGTAACATCCGAAGTATTAAACAATTTGTTTTTATCAGCAGGTTCTTCAAAATAAAGATTATCTGATGATGAAAAAGGTTTATCTTCTTCGTGCCAATCTTTTCTAGCGTTATAAGGATTTGGCTTTTCCTCTGTTTGGACTTGTTCAGTCATATCTATCCTCCTAATCAGGGCTTCATTCACAAGGTAGCCAAATGTGCACTTTGGGGCTTGTTGTAAAGGTCGCCTTTCGGTTTAATATATATAGAGTGCCTACGCTAATAGGGTAGCTCTATGCTTAGCTTCGGACATACCTCTCTTGAGTTGTAGGGTCCATCATTCTCTTTCTAATTTCAACATCTACCATATCTGGTTCTTGAACCTGTGGTAGTATTTCTTTAGAAGCAACTAGGACTTCTTCTTCTCCAGTAGGCATTCCTCCGGTTTGTAGTTGTTGTCTACTATCTGCAGCAGCTTCTGCATCTTTCATCATACGCATCAATTCAGATTCGCCGATTTCTTCTACAGCCTTTGCAGTAAAGACAAACTCCCCATCCGACAACCTTGCTGGTATCGAATCGGAGACTCCTGAACCCGGTCCTTCAACAGGACCAGACCCAGCAAATTCTTGAGCTACATCTAATACTTTATCAAAAAGCATTTCAAGTTGCTCATCTTGTTCAAGTTTGGACATAAGCATATTTTCTTCTTCTTCTGTTAATGCTTCTTCCAAAATAAAATTCATGTACTGGTTTTCCATTTGTTCATCAGGAACCATAGGTGGCTCCATAACTGATTTCATTTGGTCATCTATAGACCCACCAGTTTGTTTACCTTTTCTTTCTTGTTCTCTAATAGATGCATCAATAGCATCTTTTCTATTTTGTTCGTACTCGTTTAGTACTCCATCTTTGTCTAAATCACCCTTCATTTTTCCTTTCTATAGCCTCCTTAACCTGTGATGGGAGCTGCTCCAACATTCCCACTAAACGAAGTTTCCCCTGCAACCGGTACATTTCCTGTTCCGATGTTGCCACCACCAGTTCCTGTAACGCCAAGTTCTTGAGGTTCGACAGGTGTTCCTGCATTACCTCCCATTGCTCCCTGTTGTTGACCAAGGGGTTGAGCTTCCTCGCCATTGTTTTGTCCAGCATTTTGCATTCCTATTATTTGTGCCATTATAGCTGCTTCTTCCGGGTCATTGAGTATTTCATCAGGGTCTAAGTCTAAGCTATAAGCAAGTTCACTTATTAGTTTAGAAATCTTAACAAATGGTGCAATAGCAGGACTTTGTGCAGTTTGTAAGAACATAGTCAATCTTTGACTTCGTACTTCTTTTTGCATCAAGCTATTTGTACCAGTAGCTTTAACTTCTAAATCACCCTCTACATCTAAATCACCTTCATGAAACTGCATGTTCCATTGAAAGTACGCTTCTCCTAAAGGTCTTAATAAAAAATCATCAAGATTTTTAACAACAGTTTTTATATTTAAACTAGCTGCTCCAAGTAACATAGACATACCAGAAGCAGTCCTTGTCATACTTTGTACACCTGTTTGCCCATGAGAATAACTAGGAAGTCCAGTTTGTTCATCAGCAAGTTGTCTAAACTTATCAAACATCATTAAGTTTTCTTGAGATGTATTTGGAAACTTTAAACCATGTATGGCTTGTCCCGGCATTCCAGCTTGTCTTCTGAATATCTTACCCGGATATATTTCCATATTTTGACCTGCAACTAAAGCAGACTCATCAACATCAAATACTAATGAGCCAGACATTGCTAGGTTATCAATAGCCATTCTCGCATGACCATTCATAATCTGTTGTGAATCTTCCATATTTTCAGCTATTCCAATACCAAATAAGTTATATGGATTTCTTTCGTATGGAAAAGAATGATATGGGATTCTATGTGGTGTAAATGGATTTACTACAGCTCTAAGTATAACATCTCCACACATCCAAATATTTACTTGTACTTCATCTAAATCATCAATAGATTCATCTAAATCTATTTCAGCTTGTCTTGCGTATTCAGCATCCATAATACCCCAATACTCAAGAACTTCAAAGTTACTACCTACTTCTTCATCAGCTCTTCTATCATCTCTTAGTTGAGATTCATAGTCTTTCTCAACATAGTTAGCACCTCTTTGAATACAAGTTCTAATTGCATCTTCTTTAAAATAAGGCATATATCTTAACTGCCTTAATTGACTACGATTCATTTTATGTCTATGAAAAATATATTCACATTCATCAATGTTTGTAGCATCTGGGTCAGGATAAAAATCCCAACAACTTACAAATTCTATTCTAGGAACTCTAACTTCTAGTGGGTTATATTCTCTACCACCTTCTTCACCTTTACTCCACTTATGTAATTTTTTATTAAAATTAAAAGGTCCTTTAATTATTCCAGTACCAAGTAGTGCAGCTTCTAATAAAGCATTTCTTAATTCAGAAGACCCATTAGATTCATCTATTTGGTCATGTATAAGTTTCTCCATTCTTCTTGCAGCTCTTTGTGCTGGAGATAACTCTATAGCTTGTGGATTTGGACTAGCTCCATCTACTAGCATAGGGTCTACTTCATCTTCTATACTTTCAGCATAGTCACCTTTAAAATAACTTTTACCCGGCTCTAGTACTCTACCATCACCTTCATAGCCAATATCATAAGGACTTTGATAGTCTACTGAATTACCATCTACATCTTGTGGTTGTGATGTTTCTATATTTGGATTAGGATTGTTTAAATCTAAGTGTGCTATATCAGCCTCACCTTCTGGTACTTTAGTTTCTGATATACCAATAGGAAACTTACCTGTACCAAAAATAACATCTACTAACTGTCCAAATGCTGCAAGGACTTTAGTCTTAGTTATCTTAACAAATACTCTAGACTTTTCTGATTCTCTAAATTTAACATTTTTAGCATACAAACCTCTATAGTTTTCGTATGCTTTTATCCATCTTTTTTCATCTACATCTCTAGCCATTTCAGCTAAAGCATATCTACCTTTTATTAAACCTAATAAGTTTTGTTCTTGACTTTCTTCTAAATTTAAATTTTTACCAGTTTCGCCTTCTACATCTTCATATAGATTATCTGCATTTAAAAATGTATTGTCTTCCATATCAATATCCAAAAGTACTATCAGAAGGTTTAAACATTTCTCGTTTCAAACCTCTAATTCTTTCTAATGGGCTAACCACTCTAGGTCTACTCATTATCATATATCTAAGAGCATCATAAGCATGGTCCGAAGCATGTGTATCTACATCCTCCGGATTATTCTTAGACAATGGTATAGACTGTAACTCTCTAATTAAATTAGGGCAAGTGTTAAAAATCTGTAACTTAGGTCTACCATTCTCTTGCACCTTTAAAAACTCGTGTATCTGTACTTTACCTTGTATTCTGTTCTTATCAGCTCTTCTTAATTTATGTCCTGCTCTAACTAAACTTTCTCCTACTGTCGGTCCAGTAGTACCTGTATTAGCCCAAGCAGCAGTATCTAAGACCCCACTTACTGAAAAAGGGTCTTCTGTTTCCATATCTGTTATTATAGAGGCTAATTCTTCACCTGTCAAGCCTTTTCTATATAATTCTCTGTATATTATTAATGTGCCATCATTTATATCTATAGCTCCCCACAAGCAACAAGACTCCGAAGCATAGCCATAGTCAATACCTTTTGTTCTTTCCCAATGTAAAGGTAATGCAAAAGGAGTTATAACATGTACATTAGGGTCAAACTCTGTAAAGGCTGCACCTTCTGCTACATCCCAGTTACCTTCTAATAGTTGTTGTCTTTGAGTAGGAGGCAAAGATTTCAGCATTTGTTCAT